TCCGCCCTGGTGGTCAGACCAACCTGGATGCGTTTTTCTGCCGCCTCCGCTTCTTTCATCGGATCAAGCGCACCAGGGCCATCGCCGCTCCAATTGGATCGACACCAGGCGTTGCGGATGAACGGATCAGAGAAGAATCCCGGTGCGTCGATGATGCCTAGGCTCACAGCATCGGCTAGCCATTCTTCGTAGACCGGCTGGCACAGCCGCCGCGATAGCCAGGCGCGCTCAATCTTCCATGTTCGCCAAGCATCCATTAGCGCCGCGCGGCTGGCGGAATAGCTAGCGTTAAACGCTTTGGCCAGCACTTCTTTGGGCATTCCCAGGCCCATGCTGCAAATGTTCAGCATTGCCCCAAAAAACGGGTCAAAGTTGGGATTTGGCCGGCCTGGAGTTGGGCTGCTGACGGTTTCACCGGGCATTAAGTTGATGGCTTTGCCGCTGTCGATTACGCCATCCCAGCTGGTTGCAGCCGCCAGCACCTTGGCGCGCTCGTCGTCGCTGAGCACATCATTAAAGGCATCACTGTCCATCGTCAAAAACAACGCCATGGCCGCGCTGTTTACCGCTGCATCAACTTCTGCATCTGAGTAGCGAGTTAACTGCTTGATGGTTGCGATGATCGGATCCAGAATTGGCAACCCTCTTGTCTGGCCGGGCCGCTTCATTTTTTTTAGGTGCAGCACGTTGCGCCGGCCAGACGCACCACGGATCTCAATTGAAGCCCACTCGTTTCGCTGGCCAGCAATAATTCGTCCCGGATGGAACTTGGCAACGTGGATCCTGACCGGCTCGCCATCGTTATTGCGCTCAACTCCATCAACCATGGCGCCGGTATTCATAGCGTTGCGCGGATTGCTGACTCGATCAGCTTCGATGATCTGCGTTGCTAGTTGAAATGGCCAGCCGTCGCGAATCTTGCTGCTCAGCAGCATAAAACTGTCGCCGCTTGCGTCATGTGAACGGAGCATAAGCTCTTGCTGTTCGTAAAAGTTCAGCTCACCATGGCGGTCGGCAAACGGTGATTCAGCCCACATCGAAAACCGCCGTTCTGTAAAACTTTGCCAGCGGCTGGCTTCTTCATCGCTCAGCCCTAGCTCTTCAGCATCAATCCGGCTTTGCAGGCTCAGGCCAGTGCCGACGATGTGACTGGCTCTGGTCTGCAGGGCGCCAGTGGCGACCGGCGCTGTGCGTTCCAGGTCGCGGGAGAACTCGCGCAGATCGTGCAGCTCAAGCACTGCCACTCCATCGGCATCCAGCAGTTGCGGTCGCCATTGGCTAAACCGTGGCGATTGAGCCATGCGACTGCCGCCGGTCATCGCGCCAAACCCGAGCCCTGGCAATCGGTCCAGGTTTGGCGGAATCTCGCGGCGCCTTGCAACCTTTCGCTTCGCCATCAGAATTTAGGCCTCAGCGTGAGCGACCGGCTTCTGCCGCCTGCCGTGGATGACAGCTCTTTCACTCGTTGATCCCACAACAGAATTCCTGCCCGCACCTCTGCCAGGTCGGCACGTTTTAGGCGCCTGCTTCCGATTGAGTACTCTTGTCCGCCAAGAATCGCCAGCTCGGCGTCGAGATACTCAGCCAGCCGAGCGCTTGCGATCGAGAGGGTGATTCCAGCCATGCCCCATCTTAGCTAGCCAAACCTCCCAGCTGATGCAAAGCGGGCTGGCGTGGTGGCGGGAGTCTGCTGCAAAGCGGCTTCCAGCTGATCCCACATGGTGGCGCGGTTGTAGCGGCGCTTCACCAGCTCCAACGCTGCCAGGGCATAGACCGCCGTATCGAGCGGTTCATTTCTGGCGCCGCCTGGCTTCGTCCACTCCAGCACCTGAAACCCCTTCACCATGCGCGGCACCAGCCGCTCACAGGTCAGACCCTCCAGGTACTCATCCGTTGCGTTCTGGCCAAAGTGCACGAAGCCAGGGCCGGGCGTGGCGATCTTGAGGCGGGCATAGAGGGTCCGCTTCGCAGTGTCGGTGCCGACTGCGTAGAGCGTTACGCCGCCTTTCACCAACCGGCCGCGCCAGTTCACATCTTGCTTTGATCCTTTCCCGAGCAGCGGCGCCGCCCTGGTGCTGCTGCCCTTCACCGGCACCACACCTTCGCGCGTCCGCTCACGGGCGTGCTCATACACCTCCTGGGTGAAGTGACCGCCGGAGTCAATGGCCATGTGCCGGATGCGCAAGCTCCCGCCACCTTCGCGGGGCCATTCGGTGGCGCGGATCGTGTCAAGCTGTTGCCATACCTCAGGCTCTGCCGGGTTGCCCTCGATCTTTTGATGCCAGATCAGCCAGCTCTCCTCCCCACGCCCGAAGCCCCATACGCTTACTTCTAGCCAGCTGTCTTGGGTATCCACGCCAGCCAGCAGCAGCAGCACTCCGGCGGGGCAGTGGCCGGTCGGGTAGGGGTCCGCCGCGGCCCTGGCCATCAGCCCGTCGGCGTTGATCTTGGCCACAGCTTCATCCTCCCAAGCCTCCGCCGCTCGCTTGTTGACCCAGCCCTTGAGCAGCAGGGGATCATCCTTCGCCCGCAGAAACTCATCCCGGATCTGCTCCCACGGTGTCCAGCCGGCCGGGGCGTACCAAGCCGGCAGATGAAAGCCGGCAGTCTGACCATCGCCCACCGCACTGGCCCGCCATTGGGCGCCGGCCAGCATGGTGCTTTTGTGATGCTGCGCCACCCGCTCACCGCAGGCCGGGCACTGGCACCACACCTCACCATCGGGCCGATCCCAGATCATGTGTCCCCGCCAGCGGATCACCTCATGCGCTCCGCAGCAGGGCATGAAAGCGGCCAGCCGACGCTGATCTGATCGGGTCTCGAATTCCGCCGTGATCCGACAAGCGCCACGGGTGCCGGGCGTGGAAGTAACCAGGATCTTGCCCATGGGGAACGTAGAGGTCCGGGCCTCGGCATTCTCCAGCGGGTCGCCCTTGTCGTCGGCCTCCATCGGGTAGCTGCTCACCTCGTCGGCCAGCAGGTAGGCGGCCGGCATGGACTGCAAACCGCTGCCACTGTTCGCGCCGGTGAGCACGAACACGCCGCCCTGGAAGTCTTTCAAAAACATGCTGTTGCCGGAGTCGCGGGCCCGCTCTGGCGCGATGCGTTCCGCCAATACCGGCGTCTCGCGCAGCAGAGGCCGCAGACGCTGACTGTTGAGCCGCTTGGCCATTAGCTCGGTCGGCTGAACCAGCATCACCGGGCCGGGCCACAGGTGGATGATCGCGCCCAACCAGTTCAGCACCACCTCGGTCTTGCCCATCTGGCTGCCAAACATCAGCACCACCCGCCGCACCGGGCTGCTGGGGCTCAAGCACTGCATCGGCTCGCGCAGGTACGGCGTCCGGTCGGTGCGCCATGGGCCCGGCTCGCTGGCGCCCTTGCCGCTCAAGATCCGGTATTGATCGGCCCACTGATCCACCGTCATCGGGGCCGGCGGCATCAGCCCCTCAAGGAACGCTTGCCGATAGACCGCTGCACCGTCAGGCATCGCCCAGGCTCCGCAGCGCTACCCGGATCTCTTCAGTCAGCAGGTGGTGAACCTGCCGCGCGTCGGCCGTGGCGGCCAGGGTCGGCGCCAGGCGGTCCGCCACGCGCATCAGTCCATCGCGCAAGGCGCGGGCCAGGGCAAAAGCTTCGGCCTTGACTTGATCGGCGGGCAGCACCTCGCCACGCTCTCGCAGTGCCGCTACCCGTTGACGTTCGGCGTTGTAGTGCTCCTTCCGCCTGGTGATCTCGTTCAGGTCGTTCGGGATCTCATCCTCTGGCAGCCCCATGATCAGGGCCCTCAACTCCTGATCGGTCGGCAGATGCTCTGGCGCAGGCCGCGATGCTGGCCGTGGCGCGAGCTGCTGAGGCAGGTTGCCGCCGCGCCTGGGCCTGCTGTTGCGCGCCCACAGCACATCCGCCTTGTCCGTATCAATCCAGACCTTTCCGCCCTCGATCACCTCTGCATCCTTGATTCGCTTCTTCCTGGCCGTGCTCACCGCAGCCTCGCTGCAGCCGCGGATCTTGGCGTATTCAGCCTGGCTTACAAGGGGCATAGGCTTAACTTAAGGCACGCCTGGCTTAAGTTAAGGGACTGTAGCCGCGATTAAGGGGGTAGGGGATCCTGCGCCTGTCGTGGGCTGGCTTAAAGGGTTCAAGCGCCAGACGCTAGGAATCTGCCGTGGTTCAAATACACC